TTTTGCTCTCAGAATATCAACTGTTGTCAGAAGCAAGTAAGCTTGCTCTCTAACTGGTCCTTCCATTAGTTTGGAAGAACGAATCTCACGATAACAGTCATCTTCTATTCGTTTAAGCATCTCATTAAGGAGTTCATCCTCAAGAAGTAACTTTGCTCTGTCTCCTCTTGCGAGGTTAATTTCTAGATCGTCCATTTACATCATTGGTTGGGGCTGTTGAGGGACTTGCGTCTGATTCATTGCAGCCTGTTGACGGATTAATTCTCGGTCTGTATTCATTGCGGCATTTATCTCCGCACTTTGAATTTGTACACCATATTTCAATTCTAGCTCATATCTACGCAAAATACCATCTTGTTCAATACGATCTCGCTCACGATCATCAGACATAATCATTTTTTCACGATCTAATTGCAGTTCTGCGGCTTTCTTTTGAATATCTGCTTGAATAGATTGTGCCTGTACTTGAGCCAACATCTCCTCTGGAGTAAGCTTTGGCTCTGGTGGTGGTGGCAATTGGAAGTCAACAGGTAATTGGTTAAAGTAATTCTGTGAATCCTTAATACCCGCCAACTGAAGCATTTTAGTTAATGTGTTTGTATACTGTGGTAAAGAAACAACAGGGTTATTAACACCAGTTTCTTTAATCAGCATTTCCTGACGCAGTGCAACTTGATTCAATATATTAATTCTGTCTTCAAGAGTGCCATCACCTACGCCAACATTAACAATGACATCCATCTTGGCATCCCAAGAACGGGGGTCAATAGGTACGAATGTATTACGCAAACGAATCATTCGGGCTTTATCTTGGTTCTCAATAACGAGTTTCAAAATACCAGTAAATAGTTTACGCAAACCAGTTTCAGCAAAGATACGTGCAATCATCTCAATATGCTGATGGGCGGCATTAACAGTAGCAGATACTGCGGCTTTGGTAGTGCTTTGTAGAGCGTCTGCATCTAGCCCTGCTGCGGCCTTGGAAATGCCTGTACGGGTCTGTTTAATGTCATCCAAGTAGTCAAGCATTGGGAATGCGGCTTGACCAACAAATGGAGTTGTAAAGGGTTGCACCATGCCTGGCGCTCTCATGCGAATAACAGCACCAACTTCTGTATTAAGGACGTCTTCCATGTTGGCTTGTCCTTCAACGATGGCTGTGCGTGGATGGATGGATTGAGCCAAAGAATCTAGTATGCCACGTTGGACATTGGACTTGATACGCTGAATATCCATCACTACGTCAGCAGGACACATACCAAAAAAGGTATGGGGTTCTGGGTCAGGGCAGAAGGCGGCAAACTGTCTGTCATCAACAATTTCGTTTCGCAGAACTTTATTGCCAGTACCTACTGTGCAAATTCTACGCATCTCAGCAATGCCATCGCCATCAAAGTCTACCTTTAAGTAGCCTTCAATGTAGAGAACACTCTTGCTTGATGGATCACCATTGTTTGCAGTACTGATAACGGCAAATGGGTTACGGGCTATGTACTCTTCGTTGTTGTCAAAGTCATTCCCATTACCTGCAACTTCAACCATTTCATCATAGTCATAACCCATTGCGACTAGATCGGAAACAGTCTTCATTGTGCGGTGGCCAACAAAGGTAGCCTCTTCTACCGACTTTGCTCTGCGGTCAATCAGGAACTCTTCTGGGGGTAGAGCCTCAATCTTTACCTTGCCTGATTTGATTCTGCGCTTGATCTCCACATCGTACATCATGGGTGGTGGAGTCATAATGCCTTGGGCATCGTTCATTGGCTGAGTGCCAGGTACTGGATACTCACGCACCGCAGAAATCTCAATGTCTGGGTCTTGAGTTAAGAACATCATTGTCTGCTCATCAAGCATAGAGAATGATTCTGCTTTAACTTCTACAGACTCATCCCACCAGTACTTGACGATACCAACTTTGCGTACCAAAGCATCTTTAAATGCCGAGTGGAGAATCTTAAAGCCTTGGTTATCACGCTTAAAAATAAAGTCTACATAGTCTGTAGCTTGTTCAGCAGACTGAACATCTTCTGGTCCTTGGGGGGCGAACTCAACCACACGCTCTGGACCAAAGAAAATACGCATCAGGCTTGGCAATATGCCTTGCACAGTATCACGTACATCCATTGATACTACTTGTGAACGGCCTTCTTCTTCATCACCAAAGGGTTGGCCATAATAGTATTCAGTAGCCAATGCACGATTGCCACCAATGTCATCATCTATAAAAGAAATGGCATCATAAATTTCAGCAGAGATAACGCCTTGAAGTTGCTCTTCTGACATTACCTCATCTTCTTGCATCTCACCCTGCAAGGTTTCGGCCATCAACATTGGGTTTTCTTGTTTCATTTTTATTCCTTATCGTGAGCCGATATAAGGGAGGATTCCAGATCCAGTATTCTGCAATAGAGAAGGAATGCCACCAACATAGTTACTACCCATACCGCCACCACCATAACTAAATTGTTGGGGAGTCATCATTTGCTCATCTTTTTGACCTTGAGGGCTGAATGCATACTTATATGCACCAGACAACATATCACCCGCAGTTGCATTGGGATTTGTCATGGTGTTGTAGGCTTGCATTGTTGGGGCAATAGCTTGATTGCCTAGTCCACCAATAGTGCCACCTAAGCTTTCCATAGCCGATGGAGGAGCCATACCGCCAGAGGCAACTGCCTCATCCATTGGCGCTTGACCACCTTTAAAGGATTCCATTAAAGCAGCAAAGAACTCATTCATTATTCTTCTCCTTCATCTTCCATGTCGTATTCTGTCTTGGCCATCATCAACATATTCTGCTGATTCTTGGTCATCTTCTTGGTGATAGGGCCACCAGATAGCCATGCTGAACAGGTACGCTCACCTGCACACTTGAAGTCAAACAGTTCACAATAACCAAGATTAGCCGCACTCTGTACATCTTTGGCATAGCCATCAGTCTCTTCATCAATACCTTTTAGGATGCAGTCAAGCATCTCAGGGGTTTGGATAAAGGCAGCGCAGTTACCACAACGCATCTCTTGGACTTCATCAATAGATACTGACCACATATCAGCAAGGTTCTGCCAGTACTCTTCGTTATCTTCTTCTGGGTTGGCAGGACCATAGTCAACATTCTTGATCGCCCAATTACGATTCTTTAAGTTGAACTTAATGTCATAGGTAGCGGTTGGGCAGTTCATAGTTACCATTTAACCTTGTTTGCCCAGAACGCTGCACTCATCTTGCCTTTGGCAATATTCTGAGCATGACGGGCTTTAAATGCTTCGTTTCTTTTAGATCCTTCGGGACTACCAGAAACACCTTGTTGGCCAAAGCGAATTAACTTTACTTCGTCACCAGACTTAGCCAATACAGCATGGCTTTTCTTTGGGTGGTTAGGAGTTTTCTTTGGCTTGTTGTAGCCAGAGAACTCTTCTGAACCACGCTTAATCATTTCTTTTTAGCAGTCTTAGCCGCTTGCTTAAACGCTTTATCAGTAGGCGCACCTTTAGTGCCAGGCTTTCGCATCTTTTCTTTAGAGCCAGCCTTAATTCGTTCTTGTTTGGCATTGATATTGGCATAAAGTCCAACTTTCATTTCTTGCTCCGATTAGTTGCAGTTCTACCGCCACGCTTGGGCATAGCACGAGCCTCGCTCATTGCGATAGCGACAGCTTGGTCACGGGATTTAACCTTGTCACCAGAAGAAGACTTGAGCTTGCCACGCTTGTACTCGCCCATTACCTTGCCAATCTTTTTGGCTGCTTCATCCATTTTCATAGGAATCTCCAATATAGGTTGCGTAATACTACCATATTGTGCTAATAAAAAAAAGAGCTACTTTTTTAGGGTAGCTCTAAAATGGCAACGGCAATCAGACCAAGCCTCGGATCAACCTTTTAATCGGTTTACCCCAAGATAGATTAGATCCCCATGAGATGGTGGCGGCATCTGAGGCAAATGTCAAGACAAAAGCATCAGCCATGTCGGGAGATTTCAATCCCCGTCTACGAATATCATCTTTGGATTCAATCTTTATCTTGCCGTTAGATGTAAAGGTGTACCTTACAGTGGCCAGTTCAGCAATGAAATCCTCATTATTAGGTATCTTGCAGTCACGCTTTTCTAGCCAAGCCTTGGTTTTATGCCAGAGTTCTGCTCTCAGGTTCAGATACGTCCCACCCATTGCAGGGCTTTCGGACACGTTAATCCCACGACAAGGCAACTTTAGTTCTCTGAGTCTGTCAACAACACCAGCTCCTAGTCCGATAGAGTCAACCAGAATCTCTGCGGGTCTGCTCTTGTGGTCACAGGCTTCGTATTGGGCGACTACTGCACCTGTTAGTTGCATCAGATCCAAGTTCCTCCACCTCTCAAGAGTGTGTACAACATTAGACTGACGTTTACATAGAACTGAAGAATCGGAGCCAAAACGAGCCACATCGAGTCCCCAAATGATCGGAGCGTCTTCATAAGCTCTTGTATCCCTGTGTTTAGCAGACTCAAGCAACTCCATAGGAATAATCGTGTCATCATCGCTCCTTGGAAACTCACCCAGAACCCTGATCCTGTAGGCGTTACTTTCCTCGCCATAGCGGGATTTCATGTCTTCTACGTACTCTTTACTCACCCTAGTAGAGTCTATACAGGATACTCTCTTAGTCCACCACTCATCTTTGAGTCGATTATGCGTGTCAAAGAAGAAGCCTGAACTACGTACTGGATTCCCTAGCAGGATGGTTAGGGCGTTATGGCCAGACATAGAACCTGCAGCAGCCTCGAAAACTGCCTCTGGGACACCAGAAGCCTCATCCGCTACTAGCATGACGTTCTCAGAGTGGACACCTTGAAGGGCTTCGGGTTGTTCAGCTCTACTTGTCCTAGCAGAGATAAATGCCTCAGTAGCGGAAGCCTTGAGTTCTATCCTCTCTTGTTTGACATCAAGTAAGTCTTGGATAGGTTTTGGCAGTTCTTTGACCCACCTCTTTAGCTCGGCAAACAAAGCGTCATACAGTTGGGCAGAAGTAGGGGCAGTAACCACGACTTTGACGGGATACCTAGTCAACAAGAACCAAAGCATTGCCCAACTCGCTGTTGTGGACTTACCCACCCCGTGGCCAGAACGAATACTAATCTTGCGTTCACCAGAGGCTACAGCGTTAAGAAAGTCTTGTTGCCAATCATCAGGCTCTACTCCCAAGACCTCTTTAACGAACAGAACAGGGTCATTCCTGTACAGGGTAATGAACTGTATGAAGGGGTTATTAGCCATTGTTTTCCAAGGTTACTACTTCAGCCTTACCCATGTGCTTTAAAGCTTGTAGGTGTAGATCGCCCAAAGAGATATTGACTTGGGTTTTTGCAGTGTCTCCATAGTTCTCAGGGTCTAGTTTAGATGCCATCCACTTACGGGTATCTACTTGGAGTCTGGCTTTGTTAACTCCACTGTTACTTGTCTCATCTGCCTCATCTGCAATCTCAAGAGCCTCTTCTGCTAGTTTCTCAGCCTTTAGCTTCCTAGCAGCAAGTACCGCATCTCTACGCTCATCAGTATGGTTTATCCAGAAAGAAAGCATGGGCCTAGAACACTCTATGAACTCTGCCAAGCGTCCTATTGTCATTCCCTGAGAGATATGTGCGGTAACGAACTCTATCCCTCCAAGCTCTTCTATCTTCTTCTCCAACGCTCTCCTCATAGGAAATCCTGCCATATCTTCTCCTTGATTTAATGGATACAAATTCTAAACTATAA